CTTAGTGGAGCTTCGTGACTTCAAGTCTTTGGGTCGAACAGCAAAACGTATCGCATCTTCGGGGGCGTGGCTAAAAGCGTTACCGCTTATTAACCGCGTTCCACCGAAGTACCTTGGACGCCTATTTAACGGCGTGAAAGGGTCGCTACGTTCCCTACTCGGCTCAACGGCAGACGGTTATTTGCAGCATGCATTTAACCTTGCTCCGCTGATGTCCGATATTGCTGGCTTAGCACAAGCGGCAAGACACACTCATGATAGAGTTTCAAAACTCTTACAAAATGAGGGCAAGCTTATCAAGAGACATACGTCTTTTGATCTGCGTTCTAGATTCGACGATCAAGTCGACTCTATAACAGGTTACCCCGTAGTGTTCAACTGTCAGTGGCGTAACGACGGACAAATAGTCAGAAATGACAATTTGTACGGCGGTATTGCTACTTCTATTCGAACACCGGAGTACACCCTTGCAAGGCTGAACTGCGAGATTGAGTACACTTATGACTTTGGTTCGTTGACGCGTGAAAACGCTCAACTCCTTGGTCACTTGGACTCACTTGGAATTGGGAGAAACCCAATCAAGGACCTCTGGCAGCTCGTACCATGGTCGTTCGTGGTTGACTGGATGGTGGGCATAGGCCCACTACTCAATCGCCTCGATAACCCCATGCTTAAGCCTCGTGTTGCGGTATACAGATTCTGCTACTCTACAACCATCCAGCGTCAATCTTCCGTTGACTTTAATGTCAACCCGAGAACGGGCACGGAACTAGATAACTGTGATGGCGGAGGAGCAGGACGATACGTAACGGTTTATGAAACGGCGTATAAACGCATTATCGTAGACCCTAATACGGTAGTTGCTGGTCTCACGACCAGCGGACTAAGTCGCAAGGAAGTCGTCTTAGCTTCTGCACTGCTATTTGCGAGAAATCGCAGACGCAGTAGAGGCAATAAATAGGCACTTCCCCTTAACCCGAGTAACCTTGCATATCGCAAGGCCTCACCGTCGTAGAGCCCATTCGGGCCTATGGCGTTACACACGTTGTGGTCGTTTACCACTAAATACGCATGTTACCTACAAACCTGAATACGAACGAAGTCAAAGACAATTCTGGTACCGAGATCGAATTTACTCGATACCTGAGCGGCCCCGGTGCGTCCCTTACTTTTAAGGGTGCCACCGAAGGTCCCAACACGCCCTTCCGACTCACTGTCTCTCATAAAGAGATCGGTGAGGGAAGTGCTAAGCGCCGGCGGTCCGTCGTCCGTTTCGACCGAACGGTCGATATGGACGATGTATCCACTGGTGCTCAGCTCGGCAAGATCACGGCCTATACGGTCGTTGATCTTCCAGTCGGGCTGATGTCGGACTTCAGCGAAGCCAATGCCGTCGTTGCAGCTTTGGTTAGTTTCCTCGCCTCTAAAGGCGCGTCTACTACCATCCTGTACGATTGCACTGGCTATGGTGCTGAAGCGCTTATCAACGGTAGCCTGTAACTGTAAAGTTACGGGTCAGTTGATATTGTCTCATACAAGGGCTAGTTTCGACTAGCCCCCTTCGTCCGTTCGTATCACGCAGCGTAGGCGACGTGCTCTTGGAGATTAACCATATGGTAATCAAGAAAAGCCAAGATGAGTTGAAACTCATCACCGCCTTACTGCGCGACGTTCAAACGTTACGCTGTGAGGTATTCACTGCACGGTCACTTCGATTAACTACCCAAAAGGTAGCCAAACGTTATGACCGGGAAGGGATAAGTTTTCTCACGAAAACTCTCCCCCGTCTTGGTAAGGCTCTTGACAGAGCCCTATCAGGAGAAGTAATACTCGACGCTGAAGCGTGTGCCTTTAAAAGCATGCGCGGCAGTAAACTACCCATGTTTATGGGTGAGTTATTCGAGTTGGTCTTCTCTCACGACGGACAGGTGTTACCAAACGCCTGTACAGCTAGCATCAAACAGTTGCGGCAGATTTGCTACTTGTTTTACAAGTACAAACTGCCGTATACCGCCAAACAGGAACAGAAGGTCATCGCTTCGTTTATTGAAACGGAGGATGACATCCTATCGTATGACAAACTATTCAACAGAATTGCTGACAAATTCAATCACGCAAGTGACGAATTTGCCCGCGCACACTCCTTGCATTCCACTTCCAGTGGAACAAGCTTGGGATGTGATAATGTCGATAGTCCTAGTGATAGCCAAGATCCTTACGCTCTTCCTTCTGTAACCGCCGCCATTTTAAGCGGCGGTATACAGATTAAGAGTCCTAATAAGGACCCCATGCGGACTGCTGGTATATACCAACGGGTCGCGCGGGACATCTCGCTACGCAGATCAGAGAGTGAGGGTGTTCAAACCCTCTTCTATGATGCGTTTCGCGATGGGCTATGGGAACATATGCAAGAAGAACAGGTGGGTGAAGACCCGCTTTTCGGTCCTCATTATGAGGAACGCTTCGAGCAGATGTACAGTACGGTCATTCGCGCTCGGAGACTTTTGAATAAAGTCTTCGAGTCCTTTGATCCTACTGACATTCATCCAAGGCATGGCCCAGGTGCTGTCTCTACTAGAGAGAAGCTATGGGCCAAGTTTACTTGGACGAATGTGCCTGAACGAATCGCAGCTGTGTATCCGATTGACGCGTACTTCTACGCTTCTCTCGGACATATCTGCGACGCTGCCAAGGAGATCAACTCCTTAGGTTCAGCCGAACGTCCTGCACGAGTTATACTCGTGCCTAAGGACAGTCGGGGGCCGCGTCTCATTTCTTGCGAGCCACTGGAAAACCAGTGGGTTCAGCAAGGACTCGGGCGCGCCATTGTCAAACATGTTGAACGTATTCCACTCACCAAGTGGAACGTCAACTTTACAAACCAACAGCCAAACCAGTTCGGAGCTTTGTTAGGCTCTGTTACTGGAGCGTATGCAACCCTGGACCTTAAAGAGGCCTCGGATCGCGTCTCGGTTGGTTTAGTTCGCCTGTTATTCCCTGAGAAGGTATTACCCTATCTCATGGCTTGCAGGTCTTTGGCGACAGAGTTGCCAAACGGCGAGAAGTTAACACTCAGGAAGTACGCGCCAATGGGGTCAGCTTTATGCTTTCCCGTACTGGCGTTGACAACTTGGGCACTTCTTACCGCAGCAACTCCTGATGCGGATGCCTGTGAAGGCATCCTTGTGTATGGCGATGATGTGATCGTACCAACGGCGAAAGCCGCGAACGCGATCGAACAACTCG